AGGATGGCCATCGCAAATGCAACATCTGCATTGGGTGCAATAGTTGGAGAGCAAACAATGGCGGGTAAAGCATTAGGAGTGGCATCGGCTTTAATCAATACATATGTCGGTGCATCGGAAGTAATAAGAGCAAAATCAGTATTGCCGGAGCCATTTGGTACAATCCAAAAGATTGCAAGTGTTGCGGCTATTATTGCAACAGGATTAAAAACAGTCAGGACAATAACGGCGGTCCAAGTGCCAGGAGGCGGCGGCGGTAGTATGCCATCAATGCCATCAATGGCGGCCCCATTGATGCCTCAAGTATCAACAACGACATTAAACCAAGCCCAAGTTAACCAAATTGGAAATGTTGCGGCGCGTGCATTTGTTGTTGAATCGGATGTGACCGGTAACCAAGAGAGAATCCAAAGATTAAACCGAGCGGCCCGAATTAACTAAAAGTACAATGTTCTAATTTTTTATATTTATTTATATGACTTTACCTATATATGAGCTTAAAATACAAGAGGATTTGCAAGATGATGCGGAAGTGTCGTTTATTGCACTTGTTGATAAGCCGGCAATTCAAAAGGATTTTGTGGCATTTGCGGAAGAGATAATGAATCCAAAACGCATTGCTTTCGCTATTCAAAACGAAGATAAGCACATAATAAGTGGCCCATTGATGTTGGCAGATGCATTAATTTATCGTAACAATTCCAAGTTTGGCGAACACTATGTGAAATTTTCAGCGGAGACAATTAAAGAGATTGCCATCAAATTTGCTAAAAAAGGCTATCAACAAAATGTCAATTTAATGCATGACTCAAATATGAAGCTTGATGGCTTGGTGATGTTTGAAAGCTTTATTGTTGATAAGGCAAGAGGAATTTTGCCTATGGCGGGATTTGAAGATGCAAAAGATGGCTCATGGTTCGGTTCGTTCTATGTTGAGAATCCAACCGCATGGCAGTTGATTAAGGAAGATAAGGTAAAAGGATTCTCGGTTGAGGGTTTCTTTGACTATGTTTTACCAATTGATCGTGAAAAAAGCTATGCCGAGCAAAAACTTGCCGAGTTAGCAGAATTATTAAAAGTACCTAATTCATTAAAATAATATATATAAGAGTATGGAAAACGCACAAAGTATTTTAAACAAGGTCTCAATGTTCTTTGCGGAATTAGTTGGAGATCAAATGCCACCCGCAAGCGGTGAGCCAAAAGCAACGGAAAGTAAAATGATGGAGGCCAAATTAAAAGATGGCACTATCGTTGAAGTTACCGAGTTGATGGTTGGTGGAATAGTAACCATTGAAGGTGTTGCAGCTCCTATTGGAGAGCATATGCTTGAAGATGGTACAACAATTGTCCTTGGTGACAATGGCGTAATCATGGAAATCAAGCCGGCAATGGAGGAAGAGGTTGCACCCGCAATCCCCGAAGAGCCAATCGGCCAAGAGGACATGAGCGCTAAATTTGCTGCATTCGAGAGTGCAACAAATGAAAAGTTTGCAGCTTATGAAGATAAGTTTGCAGCATATGAAGTTAAATTAACTCAAGCTAATAAGGTAATCGAAGGATTAATGCAAATTAGTAAGATGTTAGTTGAAGCTCCTCAATCTCAAGCAGACTCAAGTGTTAAAAATAGCAACGCATTCAGCGAAGTTAAAAAAGATGCAAGAGCGGAGTTTGAAAATTTCTCAAAATCAATTTGTTCTTAAAAATTAAAATTATAAAAAAATGGCATTATCATTCAGCGGCATAAGTGCATATACTAAACAAGAGATTGCACCTTTATTAACCGAGGCTGTATTCGCAGCAAAAACGCAATCTTTAATCAAGAGCGGTGGTATCTTATTACCTAAAACAAAATCAAGCGTAGCGGTTCCTAAATTAGCTACAAATGCAAACTTTCAAGTTGATGCTTGTGGTTGGAATGCTTCTGGCACTACAACTTTAAGCCAAGCAACTGTAACAGTTGGTAAGGTAAAGCTTGAAGAGACAATTTGTCCAAAAGATTTTGAAGCTTACTTTTCTCAAGAGGCTTTGAAAGCGGGATCAACTTACGAAGATTTCGGATGGGCTGAATTTCAAACAAAGTTCACCGAGCAAAAAAACAAGATGATTGCAAAGCAATTAGAAGTTGGTTTGTGGCAAGGTGATACTGATTCAGCGGTTGAAAACTTAAAGCGTTTCGATGGCTTAATCAAAATCATTGATGCGGGTTCTCCTGTTAATGCGAATGTAAGTGGTTATGTAAGTGGCGGTCCAATCTCTGCTTTAAGTGCAACAAACATCGTTTCAGTATTGAACGGAGTTTATAAAGCAATCCCTGTTGAGATTATCGATGCAGATGATTTAAAAGTATTCGTTGGTAATGATACTTACCGTTTAGCGGTATTGGCTTACCAAGCATTAAACCTTTACAACTACAAAGTTGATGGTGATGCTTCTCAAACTTTCATTATCCCAGGTACTAATGTTGAATTAGTTGCGGTTAATGGTTTGAACGGAACAGGCGACATCTACGCTACAACTTTATCAAATATCGCAATGGCGTTTGATTTAGAAGCAGAACAAGAAAACTACAAAATTTGGTATTCCGAAGATAACAACGAAGTTCGTTATAGAGTAGCTTTCAAATTGGGTATTGGCGTGGCTTACACAACAATGTGTGTAAAGTTCAAAGCAACTATCTAATTAAATTATAATCAAGAAAAGGCGGTGAAATAGCCGCCTTTTTTTTAAACTTTTTTATCATGGCATGTGCAATAACAAGCGGTTACACGATTGATTGTCGCGAGAATATCGGCGGTTTGTCCGCAGTATATTTAGCAGAGTTCGGCAACATTTCGGGTGTAACCGAAGTAAGCGGTCTAGTTACCGGGATCACAAAAGTAGCGGGCAAAAGATTTTACAAGTTTGAGGTTCCAAGAGCAACCGCAAACACATCATCTAATGCAACTGCATCGGAAGAGAATGGTTCAGTATTTTATACTCACCAAGTAGTATTCCCATTAAATAAGAGAGACTCAACAACTGCGAACATAGTTCGTACACTTGCTAAAAATAAGTTAATGGTTGTTACATTGGATATGGATGGCAATTATCGTATGTACGGTAAGGGTAAAGGTTTATATCTTGCAACAACTGAAAGCGGAAGTGGTACGGCTGCGGGTGATCGTAATGGTTACAATATCACATTAAGTGGAATAGAGGTTGATGATTTTTTACAAGTTAGCGCAACAGTAGGAGCGGCGCTTGAGACTGCGGGATAATTTTATTTAAAGCAGTATTTTATTTATGCCCTACCTACCTGTGAGTAGGTAGGGCTTTTTAAATTTAACAAGATGTTGCACATATATAAAGGGCAAAATAATTACATAATATTTACGGCCGATGAGTTAACAACCATCGCAACGCCTAAATATTTATTTATTTTTACAAGTGCTACGGATAAAATAGTTAAATTTGTTGGTACAAACATTGTTGATTATAATAGATACCAAAAAATGCTTATCTTGGATAAGGTTTTTAAGAATTACGAAGCCGGCACCTGGCGATATATTATAAGACAACAAGCAAGCTCAACAAATCTTGATCCATTATTGAGCGGTGCAATTGTTGAGGAGGGCTTTATGTATTTGCATGATGTCGCCGAATGTGCGCCAACTGAATACACGGATCAATGTAACGAATTTAAAACATATAATTGTGAGCAATAAATATCATTTAGTAAAGGTCGAATTTGACCAAGCGCAACAACCTAAATTCGAAGAGAAAAAAGGTAAAAACTATGTTGAGTTTGGTGCTAAAAATAACTATTCAAATTACTTGATTGAGTTATTTGGCGAAAGCCCAAAGCACGGTGCAATTGTAAAAGGTAAGGTTAATTATATTTATGGCAAAGGTTTTGCGGATGTTCCGAAAGTTGCCAATGTTGAGGGTGAAACTTGGAATCAAATTTTAAAGCGCTCGATTTTAGATGATGAGCTTCATGGTGGATTTTATTTGCAAATTGTTTACAATGCGTTAAAGCAAATCGCCGGAGTGTATCACATTGAGTTCCAAAAAGTAAGGGTTTCAAAAGATATGAAATGCTTTTATGTTAAAGATGATTGGAGCAAGAGCGAATTTAGAGAAACGGCAAGAGAGTACAAAGCATTCAATCCAAATGAGCCAAATGGCGCGCAAATTTTATTTGTAAAGCAGTACAATCCAAAGAGTGATATTTACCCTCTTCCTTCCTATTTCCAAGGTCTTAACTACATTGAGAGTGATATCCAAGTGAGCCGACATATATTAGGTAATGCAAAGAAAAACTTTGTGGCCACCAAATTGATTAATTTCAATAATGGCTTACCAGGTGAGGAGGAGCAAGAGGAAGTTGAGAGAGATTTAAAGAATAAATTTGCTAATCCGGAAGGTGATCGCGTAGTAATTGCATTTAATCCATCAAAGGAAAATGCAGTCGATATTGTTGATCTAGGACAAACCAATTTGACAAAAGAGGATTTCACTAATGTTAACAATCTAATCCAACAAGAGATTTTCTCTTGTCATCAAGTTACAAGCCCGATGCTATTTGGTATTAAAACCGAAGGGCAATTGGGTGGCCGCAGCGAGATTCGTGATGCTTATCAAATATTCCAAAACACATATGTCAACGAGCGCCAACAACAACACGAAGTAACTTTCAATAAGTTAATGAAATTGGCCGGCATCGTTGGTGAGTTTGAGATTGTTCCGGTTGAGCCATTAAGCTTTGAGTTTAGCGAAGCCATTATGAGCGCCAATATGACACGCAATGAAATCCGCGAGAAGTTAGGCCTTGCACCGGATAACTTGGCACCACAGGGCGGGGGATTGCCTCCAACGGGTAGTGAGCCAATAGCGGCTGCAAATGATAGCATTAAGAATTTAAGCGGAAGGCAATATCAAAATGTTATGCGTATTGTTCGCCAATTCGGAAGCGGTAAGATTAACAAGCAACAAGCGGCATTGATGTTAAAGAGTGGATTTGGTTTTAGCGATGATGATGTGAATACCTTCCTGGGTGTTGATGATGATCCTAAAACCGAAGAGGCCTTTGCTGACATGCAAGATGATTTGTTATTGAGTGAATTTAGCGCATGCGGTGACAATTGCAATGAGTTTGAAGTAATTGAGACTCATGAAGCTAAAAACTTTGAGCAATTTGCGGATGCCGAGATTGACACAATCAAAGCAAATGTCCTTGATTTGATAAGCAAAAACAAGCTTATCACTCCGGAGAACATTGGCACCATCTTAAATAAAAGCGTTGCCGAGGTTAATCTTACAATTGAAGCTTTAAAAACGGAAGGATATTTAAAAATAATCGGGAGAGATTTAAGCATCTTAAACCCAAAGTATAAACCTCAAGAGAGTGTGCTTACAAAGCCACTTCGCAAAATTGCGGGAGGTGATAAAGCAACCACAACCGAGGTGCTTTTGCGTTACACATATGCCGGTCCAAGAGATGATAAAAACCGACCATTTTGTGCGCGCTTATTACAACTAGCGGAGACAAAGCTTTGGAGCCGTTCCGATATTGAGAACATCTCCGAGCGTTTAGGCTATTCAGTATTTGATAGGAGAGGCGGTTGGTTCACGCAACCAAATGGAGTTCACCGCCCATATTGCAGACATCGTTGGCAAGTAAAAATTGTAACTAGAAAAAAATAATTTTATGAGTTTAAATATACTTTTTATTAATGAGGAGCTTATCAAAAGTAGAACGGCAATAAGCCAGGGCATCGATGGTAAGCAAATTTTACCGGTTATCAAGTTAGCTCAAGATAAGTTTTTATTGCCGGCACTTGGTACATCTTTATTTCGTAGGTTACAAGATGGGGTTGAGAATAACGATTTAAGCACGGATGAAAAATCTTTGCTTAATGATTATGTAACGGATTGCCTTTTATGGTTCACACTTGCCGAGATGGTGATGGCAACATCGTTCCAATTTTTTAGCAAAGGATTGATGCAGAAAACTGCGGAGGAGAGCAACTCACCAAGTAAGGGCCAATTGGAATTATTACAAAGGTCTTACATGAGCAATGGTGAGTTTTACAAGACAAGATTAATTGATTATCTTCGTGAAAACTCCGAGTTGTTTGATGAGTACTTAAATTATGGTAGCGGATTTGATATCATAGCGCCACAAATTAAAGCATATACTTCGCCAATATTTTTGGGAAGGAGAGGAGCAACACGAAGAGTTAGTAACCTAGATTTACCTCATGAAAATACGCAGTTATAAAAGGGAGTTTATAGACAAAGTAAAACAAAAATTCAATGACTTACAACCAGGTAATAAGTACAATAAGGACTCTCCTAGAATCGCATGCGCAAATAAAGAGCGTAAAAAATGCGACACCAAGAGAGTGGTTGTTTGTAAATGACCAACCAATTTATCCCATTGCTTGCTTTGCAATCAATAGCGGATCATTGAATGTTGGGCGTGAGCAAGTCTATAATGTAACGCTTTGGTTTTTAGATAAGGCGGGCATGGAGGCCGAATTTGAGCCGGATGTTGCATCCGATCAATTACAAATCGGAGCGGACATAATTAGCAAAATGAGAAACGGAGCAAATAATTACATCCTTGATCCTAATATAAGTTACAATTTTATATTGGATAAGTTTGAAGATTATTTGAGTGGTATTGAGATAACCTTTAACATGACAACAGTATCGGAGTTTGATGCTTGCGATATGCCATTAAATTAAAAAATTATAAATATGAGTTGCAATAGTTCAACGGGTGATTTAAGGCCCGCACAATACAATGTTCAATTATGGCGCAATGACAGTTGGGCGCAGACATTTGCTATCACGGCAAATGATGTGGCAGTTGATTTAAGCGGATCAACTATCTTGATACAAGTTAGGACCAAGCCCGCATCAACGGATGTGGTGTTGAGCCTTGTAACCGGTACAAGCATCACAATTGGTGGCGTAGGTAAAAACGAGATCACATTAAATAAGATAGTGGACATTGCCGCCGGAAGTTATGTTTATGACATGAATGTCACCTTCCCAAGTGGCCTTGTCAAAACATATATTTGGGGAACTTTTTTAGTACAGGAGGACATAACAAGAGTATAATAAAATGAGTACAATAATAACACCAAGCGAAGAGCAAATAAACATAGTAGTTAATGATGAAAAAATTAGTATCAATGTAGAGAGTGGCGATGTTATTGTAAATGTAACCGAGAATATTGTTGAAGTATCAACAGTTAATGGAGGTTATCCATTGCCAACAACCGTGTATTCAGTATTTGGAAGGACCGGAAATATAATCGCGGTTGATGGTGATTATGACCTTGGCGAACTTGGTGATGTAACATTAGTAAGCAGTACCAACGGCGATGTTCTTACATATGATGGCACTAAATGGATTAACAAAGCAGTAACGGGAACGGGAACAGTAACAAGTGTTAACATGACCGTACCGGTTGGCCTTCAAGTAAGTGGCAATCCAATTACAGTTGCCGGAACGCTAGCGGTTAATTTTGCTTCCGGTTATTCTTTGCCAACAACTGCAAAGCAAACAACCTGGGATGCGGCTTATAATGACTCAATCGTAAGTGCAAGCGTAAGCGGTACAACGACAAAGACATTAACTTTAAACCAACAAGATGGAGGCACCATCACCGCATCATGGACCGACATAGATACCAATTTGGTAACAAGTGTTAACGGATATGTTGGAACGGTGGTATTAACAACAACCGACATCGCGGAAGGAACAAGATTATATTATACCGAGACAAGAGTTTCAAATAATGTGGATGTGGCAGCAAATACGGCTGCAAGACATTCAGCGGTGACAATTGGAACTGCTAATGGGTTAAGCTTGGCATCTCAAGTGTTAAGCCTGGCATTAGCATCGGCATCAACAACCGGCGCTTTAAGTAGCACGGATTGGGTTAAATTTAATACGGCTTATAACGATTCAATAGTTAGTGCAAATGTAAGTGGTACAACTACCAAAACATTGACATTAACGCAACAAGATGCGGGAACAATTACGGCATCATGGACCGATCTTGCAGCAAGCGGAACGGTAACAAGTGTTGCGGCAACAGTTCCGGCCGGACTTACAATAAGTGGCTCGCCCATCGTAAGCGCGGGTACATTAGCATTTGGATTGGATACGGGGTACACAATCCCATTAAGCACTCAATTAGTGCCATCGGGAGGTACTGCGGGGCAATTACTTACAAAAAATAGTGCAACGAATTATGATACTGCATGGATGGATAATTACGCAGATTGGACCGAGCAATTAAGAGATACAGTTAAAGCCGAGGTTGCAATAAATAAAGGGCAAGCCGTTTACATAAGTGGGGCTAATGGGACAAATCAATTGGTTTCTTTGGCATCAAATACAACCGAGCCACTATCAAGCAAAACACTTGGTTTGGCTATGCAGAATTTGGCAATTAATGGCATCGGGGCAATCATTACGGAAGGATTATTAGGAGGATTGAATACATCAACGGCAACCGCGGGCGATCCGGTGTGGCTTGGGGTGAGTGGTAATTTAATATTTGGATTGGCAAATAAGCCCGTTGCACCGGCGCATTTAGTCTATATTGGAGTAGTTACAAGATCAAATATAAACAACGGCGAGATTTATGTTAAGATACAAAATGGCTTTGAATTACAAGAGTTACATAATGTACTTATCTCAAGTGTTGCAAATAACGAAGGTTTATTTTATGAGACTGCGACAACCTTATGGAAAAATAAAAGCATTGCAACAGTATTGGGATATACACCAATCTCATTAACAAGTTTAAGCGGAGTGTCTCCATTAAGTTATAACAATACAACCGGAGCATTTAGCATAGCGCAAGCAACTACATCGGCAAATGGTTATTTATCAAGCACGGATTGGAATACTTTTAATGGCAAGCAAGCGGCATTGAGCGGCACGGGCTTTGTTAAGATTAGCGGAACGACAATAAGCTATGATAACTCAAGTTATTATTTAGCATCTAATCCAAACGCATACATTGCGTTAACAGGATTGAGTGCAACGGCTCCATTGTCTTATAACAATACAACGGGAGGATTTACAATAAGCCAAGCGGGTGTGAGTGGTGATGGTTATTTAAGCTCAACCGATTGGAATACATTCAATAATAAGCAAGCATCCGGAAGCTACATCACCGCTTTAAGTGGTGAGGCAACGGCGAGCGGCCCAGGATCGGCGGCGGTGACATTAAGCACATCGGCCGTAACGGGTAAAATTTTAACCGGTGTGAACATTACCGGAGGATCAATAACCGCAACCGACTCAATATTGGTTGCATTTGGTAAAGTTCAAAACCAAATCAATGGAGTATTAGGTGGGGCAATATATCAAAGCGTTTGGAACGCATCAACAAATAGCCCAACGCTTACAAGTAGTACAGGAACAAAAGGATATTATTACATCGTAAGTGTTGCGGGATCAACAAACCTTGATGGTATCACCGATTGGAAAGTGGGTGATTGGGCCATCTTTAATGGCGCCACATGGGATAAAGTTGATAACACGGATGCCGTAAGTTCAGTAAATGGATATACCGGAGCGGTAAGTTTGACAACATCCGACATCACCGAAGGTTCAAGATTATATTATACCGAAGGAAGAGTAAGCGCAAACACGGATGTGGCTGCCAATACGGCGGCAAGACATGCAGCGGTGACCATTGGCACGGCAAATGGTTTGAGTTTAAGCACTCAAGCTTTAAGCCTGGGGCTTGCATCAACAAGTGCAACCGGTGCTTTAAGTAGTACCGATTGGAACACATTTAATTTAAAACAACCGGCTTTAAGTGGTACCGGCTTTGTAAAGATTAGCGGATCAACAATAAGCTATGATAATAGTACTTATTATTTAGCATCTAATCCGACCGCTTATATTTCTTTACTTGCTTTAAGTTCAAGTGCAACAGGGTTAACATATACCAACACAACGGGAGTATTTAGTTTTACGGCGGGTTATTCAATCCCAACTAATGCAAGCCAAACACAATGGGATACGGCTTATTCAAATAGGATTTCAACATTAAATGGATTAACCGCAGCAACTCAAAACTTTTCAACGGGGATGAGTGGTACTGATTTTAATATTTCAAGTACAACGGCAACGCATACTTTTAATATTCCATCCGCATCCGCAACGGCAAGAGGATTGCTTTCAAATACTGATTGGACAACATTTAACAATAAATACAATTTACCATCTTTAACAAGTGGCTCGGTGTTATTTAGCAATGGCTCAACTATCGCTCAAGACAATGCAAACTTCTTTTGGGATGATACTAATAATAGATTAGGTATAGGAACAACAAGTCCTAGTGGTATATTTCAAGCGGGAGTTGCAAATGCGGGAATTTATTTTGATGTAACAACTCAATATACTCCAAAAATAAAAGCAGCGGGAACAATTAGTGATTTGCAAATTGAATCAGTTGGTAGTGGTGGAAATATGATATTAGGTGCTCCGGGTGCTACTTCAGTAATGCAATTTTTTGTTAATGGAACTCTTGGCACAGGGGAAAGGATGCGTATTTTTTCGGATGGCAATGTGCTTATACAATCAGGTGGTACTTTTACCAATAATAACTATAAACTAGATGTTAATGGTACATTTATAGCAAGGGGCGCAGCTACCTTTACTAGTACAATTCAATCAACAGGTTTAACATTATTAGGACCAACAGGCGCGGGTACAGGTCCAACTTTAACTTGGGATAGAAGTGGTGGGTATGGTAGTTTTGCTGCAACTTATAAATACGAAAATACATATTATACAGGTGGAAGTACTTTAGAATTTCAAGGAGGAACATTGCCTGTATTTAGAATGGCAACTAATAATGCTTATACAGTAGCACAAGTTCATTTTCTTAATTCTAACGTAGGTATAGGAACAAATAGTCCGACAGATTCTATCCTT